ATTCTCGGCTTGACAAGGTGCGGCATGCTTTAGTCCTCTTGCGCCGTCATTTAAGGCATCCACCTTGGCAATAATTTTCTCTAAGCCTTGCATGATTGCATCATTTCTCATCTCTATGTGAGTCAATCTTTTTTCAACTGTTTCCATTTCTATTTTGTGATGAATCAAATTATTACTAACGACAGCGGGCGCAACATTGCGATTTAGTTCATTCAGAACAGACGGCAACCGCATAATCTGCGAGTGGGTCTCCTCTAACATATTAAATCTGTCCATATGATTCTTCAAGACTGAGTTAATATTATTTTTAATAATGGATTCAATGTCCTTTACCATTTGTTGAATATCGCATTTATTATGAGTGTGGTTGTGGTCTTCCATTCCTTGATGAATTATATATAACTATTCGTTTAATATGATTTAAAAAATAATTTATCTAATTCATATATGACAGAGAAACTTTCGTTAGTTGAAACTGACCTGATTGAAGATAGGGTGCAGCGTATTATGAGACAAACCGATTATTCGGCTGAGGTTGCAAGAGAGAAATTGAGAGAACACAATTTTAACGAGATAGCAACCATCAAATCGTATTTAGGTATAACCGACAAGAAAACCACGCACATAAAGTCGGTAAACCAGGAGATTTACAAGCAGCTGCGTGCTAAATTGGATTCAAATATGAGCGACTATCAACGGCGCGTAGAGAATGGTGAGGTTAAAAAGGTGGTATAAGAGAGAACAGACGATTTATATCTTGAGTTGGAATATTATAATATATTGTGTTGTATTATAATATGGCGCAAGATCCTAATTTATTTTATACTTACGAGACATACCCATGGAACACAGTGCCTGTTCATGCTGGATGGGAGGCAGTGCGTAAGAAGAGCGACCCAAGTGGCCGCGTTTATTATCGCACAAAGGGCATTCCTGGGAGAACACTGGCTGGTCCGGAACAACTTAGGCATCCGAGCATATATACAACAGGCGATGAACTTGTTCGTCTTTCGCCAGACCAGTTGCTGCTTGTGCCGCCATGGCAGATAAAGTGGGATACTATAACTCCGCCTATTCCTGATTCTAAGGACAGCCCGCTGTCTACTGGTTTTAAATATCAAATGATAAATAGATTAATTGGGCTGTCTAAGGCTTCCGCCAGAATAATCAATGACAGAATGATGACTCCTGAGGAAAAAGGGCGGAACCTGAATATACTGAGTGCAGAATATTACCGCGAAATGACACGATTGCGCAACATGTTGAATGATGCTCGTGCATTAGAAGTACTAAATCTTCCAACACACAACCAGCCCATGAAAGGAAAGGGAGGCCAAAGAAAAACTGGCAAAAGGAGGAAGACAAGGAGGAACCGTAAAACTCGTAGAAGGAATTAATTTTTATATTTATTTCTTGGGCTTTTTTCGTGAGGGCTTTTGTTGCAAAATAATATTTGACGCCGGGGCTGCATATAAAATCGCGTTGATATTTGAAATATGATCCACAACATATATTATAACAAATACCAGAAGCAGCAAGAACAATTGTATCGTGTTTTCTTTTACAAAGTGAAATACCGTTTCAGGGGTCCAATTTGAAACTTCGTCGGAGTTTGTATAGTCCATAATATAATATAACACGACAAAAATAATATGCTAAAATAGGTAGTATATTATTTCAGTTATATATTGTTCTATTATTCAATTGTTCTAATGTGACTGCTGCTGCGACAATCCAAAACGCTCGCTTAAAATATTCGTCTTGGTTTGCTTCTTCTGTAGTTTCTTCTTTATTTGATACGCATTTGACGGTATTATCTTATTGTTAATAATGAAATCATCATTGTCCTCATGCAATTCCGGCAGAATTCGCGTAAGTGGTTTATCCACAATCAAGAATAGGCGCTCGTTTCGCAACAAAGACCGATATTCTTGAATGGTCAGGTTGCCATAATACTTGTCCAGCATATAATATGGGTTGGGGGCCGGCTTAATATTCTTATCGTAGTTGTATATCTTTGAATATACATGGTTGATTAGATGATACCTCTCAAACTTTGACGAACTGTCAATATTCTCCTCCATCAAGTAGGCCGTCGCACACTCGGGGCTGCAAAAGCACCCATATACTTGGTAGGAATCCTTGATAAAATACTTGGGAATATACACGGGCGGGTTGTCAAACTCATATGTGCACCAAAAGCACGCCGATTTCTTATCACAAATATTATTCATGTGCAAGCTATGCTCGAGCACCTTTAGCTTCTTCCAGACGTCTTTAGCATCAGCGTCCTTGGTATTTTTGCTGTCCTCGTATTCCAACTCGTCCTCTACGATTTTGTGGTTGGAAGTCGTAATCTCGTTGTTCGCCAACACGTGTTGGTCAAAATTGCCTGCATCCGGGTCAATAACGTCAAACGCCAAATGCGGTGTGTTTTGAAGGTCAAAGCTTTGAATATCCGCGCCGTTTCCGGCAGAGGTGGAATGTAAATCCTTGATTGAGCATTTTAGATGCAGAATAACATTGGGCTTGGACTCAACCGCGTTTGCAAGAGGGGTTGCCTGCTGAATAATCTTGCCGCCCTTGGGCTTTCTACCGCGCTTTTTGGCGACGGGTTTGGCATCCTCGTCTGGAGCATCGTCCTCATTCACGGCATCAATTATATTATTCGTGGCATCATTTGCAACGTCATTTGTATTATTCATTGTAGTATTCATGGTAGCGCTCGCGGAAAAAATAGGTTCATTTTCCAGAACGACGGGGTTCACATCTTCAATCACAACATTAATGTTGTCAGCATTTTGCAATTGCAGTGCACTCTCAATGTCCTTCTTAGACTTTCTTCCTCTCTTTTTCAAAACAACATTTACTTCAGCATTCACTGCAACCGCCTCGTTTTTCTTTACCATTTAACTATAATGTAATATAGGAATTTGATTTAAATTGTTTTTTAATATATTTAAGGCGCTCAATATTTTAATCTCTCTTCGTCTTGGTTGTATAACAGTTTCTACACACAGGGATATAGTTGTCCGAACCAACAACGGTTTGCGCGGTTTCACTTGACAGTCTCATTGAGAATATCGCACGTGTTCCATCCTTGCATAGAGAACACAGCGACGTCAGTTTGCGGACATTATCGCAGATAGGGATTAAATCAATCATTTGCCCAAATTTCTTTCTCTCAAAGTCGCCGTCCAGGCCGCAAACATACACTCGCTTTTTATTGTTTAACATGTCTACCACTACGTCATATAAATCAGGGAAGAACTGCCCTTCATTTATCAGGATAACTGCAGATCCCCTAAGTAGGCCGTGGGCCTCCCCACCTGTTCCATTTAACCCCCAAATATCGTTCAATTTGGTTGCCTGTAGACAGGGGGCTGTAAGCTTGTCATGGGTTGACACCATAGTATCGTGATACCGCTTATCTGCAATATGATTTATAATAGAGACTGGAATATTACAAAACACGCACTGCTTATAAATTTCTAAAAGCGTTGTGGTCTTGGAGCTAAACATCGGCCCAAGAATAAGCTCCAAATATGCGGCAGAATTAGATTGCGACATGGTCATTTATATTTGTATATTTAATATCCTGGATTTTTAAATTCAATTATTTTATTTACTCGAATAAAATACATTGCGGGGCACGGCCTGTTATATTTGTATTCTGCAATCGAGTAATAGAGAGAATATCTGAGCAACGGATAAATATTATAACATTAGACAAATATATGTTAAATAAACAATAATAAATACTAATTGATAATATTAGTTAACAATGACAAGTAGCGGTGTACCCTATGTAGAATTATATCGGCCAAAAACCTTTGAAGACATTGTCTTGGATCCGCTAAACAAAAAAATCCTAACAAATATAATAGAAACGTCTTATTTCCCCAACCTTCTCTTTTACGGGCCACCCGGCACCGGTAAGACAACTACTATCATCAACTTGATTAATGCATACCAAACAAAACTAAATAATAAAAACAAGGACAGAATTATCCATCTCAATGCATCAGACGAACGCGGCGTTGATATTATACGCAACCAAATCAACTTTTTCGTCAACTCCAAGCCGCTCTTCAATGCCGGTATGAAATTTGTCATATTGGACGAGGTTGACTATATGACCAAGAATGCTCAGCAGGCACTCCGATATTTATTGCAGAACTACACGAACAATGTGCGGTTTTGTCTGATTTGCAACTATATTAGCAAAATAGACGAGGGACTGCAAAACGAGTTTATCCGCTTACGATTTAACCAGTTACCAAAGCCCGACATTATAAAATTTCTGACAAAAATTTCAGTGGCCGAAAAACTGAACATTTCGCAAAAATCCCTTTCCTGCGTACAAAAGTTATATAAATCGGACATTAGAAGCATGGTTAATTTTATGCAGTCAAACCAAGATATTGTGAAAATGCAAACAGATGATGAGCGCGCAAACTTTGATATTATAGACGACGACGTTTGGGATAGCTTAATCGCCAAAATACAGGCCGGAGAGAGTATCCGCGAACTGAAGGTGTTTATGCACATGCTGAGTAGCAAATACAACATTGATAAAAAAAATATAATCAAGGATTTTTTCAATTATATTATTCGGAGTCATCCTAAATATATATGCAAGGAATTTATGGGGTTTATTGAAAATTTAATGCACTCGGAAATTCAGGACAACAATGTTCATTTACATTATTCGCTATCCCGGCTTCCGTCCTTTATATCTACACCATGACCCATGTTATATATACTCATTCTCATACGCAACTTATTCATGAACTCGTTTGGCGGCGAACTCTTTGAAGGGTCAAAAATATTTTGCTTAAGGCTATACTCGCCCTTGGGACTTGTATCCTTCATGGATGTAGAGAGAGTTTGTTTGATGGGAATAGAAATACTTCTATCGTGCATAATACGTGGGGCGGACAGCATTCTTTATATAGTATAATAAAGAAAATAATTGAGTTAGAATTAATATAAAGAATATAAAGACAATACAGAGATTTATACATGTCAGCGAACATGGATATTGATGAGGAATGGGAGCACTTTATCTCGCATGATCACGAAGACATATCCTCCGATGACGATGATACAACACAAATAGTGAAACAGACGGCGGAGGAATTTATTTCGGCGAACTTGTCTGCTGACCTTACATCAGAAGCGCCTAAAGCAACAAATATATATATTTCAACCAAAACAAAAATTGCTTATTTAAATAGACAAATAGATTTGAAGCATGTGTTTTGGCAGGTACCAGTCATTCCGTATGCAACACCCGCAAATGGAGTCATAAAAAAGCAAATGAAGTTCAATTCAACTGCCTGCGAAGAATTGGCGTATATTGAAACACGACTCAAAGATGAGAAATATTTTGAAGAATATATTATTACCCACATTGATAACCCCGCGGGCCGCATTAAGTTCAAGGACATTCGTAAGGTTAGCATCGGGGTTTCCAAGAAGGACCTGATGAGTTATAGATGCAAGAAGAAGAGCGCGTTTTACAATTGTTTCGTATTAATCCTTCGCACAAAGGTGGTTGATTCATATAAAGAATTCCACGTGAAAGTGTTTAATACCGGCAAATTAGAAATCCCGGGGGTTCAGAGCGAGCCGCTATTTGAACAGATCCTTCTGCAGGTGTTGGCAACATTGCAGCCGTATGTTCCGGAGCCGCTCGACTATAAACCCAACAGCACAGAGACAGTCCTGATCAATTCAAACTTTAACTGTGGGTTCTTCATTAACAGAGAAACACTTTACGAGATACTAAAATTCAAGTACAATATACAATCTATTTACGACCCATGCTCTTATCCGGGAATCCAGTGCAAGTTTTACTACAATCCGGATGTTGGCATTCAAAATGGCTCTCAAATCTCAGAGGAAAATAAGCACCTATATGCTAATGTCATGGAAGTATCCTTTATGATATTTAGAACAGGTAGCGTTTTAATAGTTGGCCGGTGTGACGAAAACGTTTTGTTAGTCATCTACGAGTTTCTTAAAATCATATTGAATAATGAGTTTAAGAATATTTGTCAGAAAAATATTAAGGCCGACGAGGCAGTCAAGGACAAAAAGAAGAAGGTCCGTAGAAAGAATATAACCATTGAGGTTACCATCCCCTAATATAAATGCTAACTTGATAAAAACCAGGCGACAAATTTATCCGGGCTCTCGGTTATTTTTTCGTCAAACACGTCGGCCTTTATATTTTTTTCCGCATTGCACAACAGAGCGGGCGTTTTTACCGCCTTCTTCAATAATAAGGTGTTTACTTCAAAGAAGGCGTCTATATCTGCGATTTTATGATATAGTCGCTCCACAATACCTTCAAGCGTGGTTATTTTTTGAATGTGGTTCAATTTTTCGGGCAGTTTCGTCAAATACTCCAGGTTTGATAGCTCCATCTTTTTTGCATGAATGACCTTCAATAAATACGTTTGGTACAAGTTAACGTAGGCACTGATTGTTTCCAATTTGCATCTGAATTCCGTCTCATTCGTAGGCGGCTTTTTAAACTCCATATTCAGGTCAAAAATTGTCTTCTTGTAAACATACGTCGTCGCGTCCCTGGAGGTCAACTGTAAAAAGACCTTGTCGTCTTCGGATATTTGGCCGACAAATTCAACGTAGAAATAAAACGATTTTTGGCAATGAAAGTAAGTCAGGCTTATGTTTTTTGTTGTGGACAGAATGTGTACAAAAACGTGGGTTATCGTATCCAAACCGCGAATTATAATAAACTTGGCCAGCCCGGTGTTTCTTATTTTTATATTGTCTGTAATAAATTTGAAATAGTCTACAATTAATAACGAGTACATCTTTACGACCTCACTAACATCGCAATCTAATGCCGATTTATAATTTTCGCTATTATGCAATGAATAATTATTTTCCTTATTCGTTGCTATACTTTTCATTATACATCTATTAATATTTAAATATTTACGTTTTTGTAAAGTTAAATACTATTATACTATAAGTATTTAAAGAATATTTTAAACTTATATAAAATGTCCGAAACTACTCCTGTACAAAAGACTGAGCCCAGTTTTAACTACCGGCTTCCGTCTGATATCACTATGAAACACGCCGCAAAACTTAGCATCGTGGATGATAAGCCCATCATGATGGATTATTGGACCGTGTCCCTTGATAAGAAGGCGCTTATTGGCGCCAAGGAGAACGGCGAAAAGTTGTTGGTGAAGAGCGAGGATGAATATACGTCCTCAATTGCTAAGTTCTACAAGTCAGGAACTGAATACATTGTTATCACCGAGAACTCCATCTACATTGTTTCCAATGAGATTCCTACTCGCAAGATCTCTTAAGACACGTGTGGCCTATTGGCCGAAGAGAGAAACACAAGTAAATATTCAATATTTGCATAATATTGAGTATTGATTATTGATTATTGAGTATATATAAATTTTATCGCATAATGTATATATGAACTTGAATCAGGTTTTGAAAAAGGAGGAACTGCAACACATCTTCCAAGAGAGAACCGCCAAATATTTGTCGCAGCATAACGAAAACCGTCATTATAAAATTAGCTATAACGATGACGGAACGTTTACAAATAACACGTATGAAAACAATGTTCTCTTAGGAGAAAGTTATGGAACATATAGCTTTCAAACCAACACAGACGGCGAATGTGTTATAAATATTCAATACAAATACGTTTTTAATTCGCCGAATGAGGGCAGCCCATTTCACATCAATAATTCATTTTACCCCAAATTAGCCAATTATACGATTGGCCCGTTTTATACCAAATATTTGAACAATGATTTAGAGTGGGTTCCATTACTATACAACCATTTACAAATAGAAAAGGGATACAAGGTGCTCAATTTTTACAAGAAACGGGTATAAGAAAAACAAGGGGGGGCAATAATATTTTAAATATCCAACATTATATAAATGTCCGCCTTTGGTTCTGGAAGTAATTCTAATGGTAATTTCTGGTATGGAAATAGCACAAATTTCCCTGGATTTTTATACAAGAAAAATGTTGGCGTCGGAGGCAGACGCAGTACAAAAATGGGCCCTGGCGGTAATATCACTTGCAACAGTGCTACTGATTTATACAATAAATATAAACCTGGTGGTGGAGGTGTAGGAGCCTCATCCATCGCAAATCGCAGGGCCAAGAATCGGCTTGCTACAGTATGTTCTGGACAAAAATGTTTCCCTTGTTACATGACACTGGGTCAATATAGTAACTATACACATAATCCTAATGGATATGTTCCATGTCTTGCACCTCCTCCTTGTTCATCTGTAACCTTGGCAGATATAGCGACATTTGATGGAATAAATTGGTTGTTAAATGGCGATACAACCATTTTGGCGTGTCAGACTTTAGAAATACCGG